AATTCCCGATCAGATCAAAAAAGCTCAGTGCGTGCTGGCCACCTATCTGAACAACAACAAAGATGGGATGGGCTTGAGCGGGATGGAGGATTACAAGTCCGTCACCATCGGCAGCCTGAGCGTGGTTAACGCTGGTGCTAGTGCATCGGCTACCGGTGCTGATCGCCTTCCCCCGATCTATGAAAGATATTTGACTGGACTTAGAATCAGTGGACCGGGCAACTTTGCCATTCGCCGTAGCTGACCATGGCTGACAACGATGCTTACAACATTGGCTTTGAGTACATCAGCGACACTGCGGCCCATACCGGTCGGTTCTGGAAGCTGTATGCCGTGGCCGACGCCGTGATCAGCACTGCAACGATCCAAAATGCCAGCGGCAATACCTTTAGCTCCGTTCCTTTGGGCAAGGGTGATCAGATCGAGGGCGTATTTACCAGCGTGACGCTGGCTAGCGGCAAAGTCATCGCCTACAAAATCTGATGTACTACGTCCTTCCTGGTGGCGGCGATGCTACCGCTAGCGGTGGTTTTAATATTCCGTCGCACGATTACATTGTGAACACCTACGACGGCGCCAACAACCTTTTGACGGCAACGTATAAGCGTGGTGGCTCTAGCGGTAAGGTGGTGGCAATACTCACGATGACTTACGACGGAAACAATAATCTTTTGACCGTAACTCGGAGCTGAGCAATGGCTTTTAAGCTCAATCCGTTTACCAGTCAGCTTGATACCGTACGCAATCAGATGCTGTGGGGGTCGTTTTATGACACCACGGATCAGGTCGCAGTGGCGGCAAATACTGATTATTCCATCGGCATCAATACAACAGATCCAGACAGCCGTGGGATCAGCATTGCCTCTGGTTCGCGGATTACCTTTTCTCGCGCTGGTGTTTACAGCATCACTTATTCAGCTCAATTTACAAATTCAGACTCCCAAATTCACGACATTAACGTTTGGCTGCGTAAAAACGACAGCGGCTCTAGTGGCAACGTAACGGCATCTGATAGTAAATTCAGCATCATTGCAAGCCACGGCGGCGTTGATGGCAACGTAATTGGCTGCGTAAATTATGTGCTTAAGCTTGCCGCTAACGATTATCTTGAATTGATTTGGTCAACAACTAACGTGGCGGCCAGTCTCCAATCTTTACCTGCTGCCACTTCTGGCCCCGCTCATCCTTCTGTGCCTTGCATTATTGTCACGGCTGTTCAGGTCGCCTAATCTGTTTTTATGGCACTTGCAACCTCGCTACGGAAAACAGCCAGCAAGGTCATTAACCGTTTTGGCGGGGACGTGACCTATCGCCAAGTCAGCAGCGGTGCGTACAACACGACGACCGGAGCGATCACCGAAACCGAAACCAACACGACCATCAAAGGCGTTGTTGATGCTGTTCGCAAGCAAGAATTAAACGAGCTGGTTCACGAACAAGACAAAAAGCTGATCATTGCCGCATCCGACCTGATTATCACGCCAAGCCTTTCTGACCGCGTTGTAATCAGCAACATTGTGCATCAGATTGTAAAAATTAATGTCATTGAACAAGACAACACCGCCATTGCGGTCGAACTGTTCCTGAGGGCTTGACGATGGCTCGGCGTATCAGGCTCGATCAGATCGGTGATTACAGCGAAGAAAAGCTGAATCAACTGATGCGCGTGGTGGTGCTGGAAACTGACGCCGAACTGAAAGCCCGTAGCCCCGTGGATACAGGACGCTTCAGGGCTAGTTGGGTTGTTGGTGAAAATCAAACCGGCAATTACGACGCTGGTGAAACCTCGGTGACCCCACCAATTCAGGGGATCAACTATCAGCCCGGAAACGAAAAAATTGGCAACACCTATAACGTTCACAACAGCTTGGTTTACGCGGAAGCCTTGGCTAACGGTCATTCCCCCCAAGCCCCTGCCGGCTGGATTGACATTGTTGCAAGGCAAATGACGAATAGGGCGCGACAATTAGCTGAACAGATTGGGAGGCAAGATTGATGGCCGCCGTCAACCTCAACACAATTCGCTCCACGATTGAAGGCCGGCTGGCAACTGAGCTGGCTTTATCGCCGGCAATTCCGGTGGTTTTCCATAATCAGGCCTACAGCCCGCCCAACAATGGCACTTGGGTTCAATGCCTGACCTCGTTTGGGAACAACAGCTTTCTGACGATGGGCGGCACAACCGGTAGCAGTAACAGTGTTATTGGTGTTGCCGTCATCAATATTTTTTCTGCCAAGGGGGTCGGTCCCGGCGCCAACCTCACCGTTGGTAAAAGGATCCGCGATCTTTACAATAGAATCGTTGTAAGTGGGGTTCACTTTGATCCCCCGACAGGGCCCGAGGTGGTGGCTACCCCATCTCCAGAGGGTTTCTTCCAAACACAGGTCAGACTGACCTTTGAAACCTTTGAGGATCTGTAACCATGGCTTTTTACCGTGGCCAGCAGGGCTCCGTCAAATTCGACGACGCGGGCACCACTGCTGCAACCATCACCAGCACCCGCTCTTGGTCTTTGACCGTTGAGAAAGAATCGCTGGACACCACCGCCCTTGGCGCTACCTATCGGGCAAATGTTGGCGGGCTGATCAGCGGCTCTGGCACTGTTGAAGTGCTGTATACCGCCAGCAGCGCAGACGAAACAAACGTGTTTATCGAACACGTCAACGCCACAAACGATGAGGGACTGGCACTGTTTGAGCTGTTCCTTGATACCACCGGCACCAAGAAAATCAGCTTTGATGGTGTCATCACCTCGGCTGAATACTCTGCCACTGTCGGCGAAATCGAAGTCATTACCCTGAACTTCGTGACCAACGGCGCCATCACTCTGGACATCTGATCATGGCTTTTTATCGCGGCCAACAAGGCACCGTCTTTTTTGACAAAGCTGGTAGCGGCGGTCTTTCCGAGATTGCTGCTGTGCGCTCTTGGTCTATGACCGTTGAAAAAGAGTCGTACGACGTGACTTCCCAAGGCGCTACTTACCGCGCCAATGTTGGTGGTCTGATCAGCGGGTCGGGCACCATCGAAGTCATGTACGACGCTCCTGGCGCCGGTGACAAACTTGATCTGATCAAGGATGTGAACCAGACCACCGACGAAGCCGATGCAGCCGTTGAGCTGTATTTGGATGAAACCGGCGGTAAAAAGATCACGGGCACCATCGTGGTGACGAGCACCGAATACAGTGCTACGGTTGGCGAGATCGAGATTGTTACCCTCAATTTCGTTTCTAGCGGAACCCTGACTCTGAGCATCTAATGCCCGCCGCAAACCAGCGCCCTGTTGATCTTCTTACCGGGGCGTTTGACCTAAACGAGCGTCGCCGGTTTGACATCAAAGGAGCCGACGGCGCTGTTGTTTTGGCGTTGTATTTCAAGCCGATTACCCGCGCTGATCGCAAACGGGCAACAACCCTTGCCGGCACGGATGAAGCTCTGGAGATCAGCACGCAGATGCTGTGCCAGATGGCTGAGCTGGAAGATGGCACCAAGGCTTTTGCCCCTGCTGACGCCGCCAAGCTGCAACGCGAACTGCCCGAATCGGTGCTGAACGAACTGGAGTTGTTCTTGTTTGGCTTGGGCGCTCCGCCGTTGATGGATGAAGCAAAAAAAGACTAGAGGAAGACTCTTGGCTGTTCTTTGAGTTCTTCCTGGCAACAGAACTAGGAAAAACGGTAAGTGAATTGAGGGTGCAACTTACCGAGGCGGAACTGGTTATGTTTGGCGCCTACTATGAATTGAAGGCAAAACGGGAAAGGGAAGAAATGGATAAGTCGCGGGCTAGATCCCGGCGGTAGACTGCGGATACACGTTTGGTCGTGCCGTGGCAGTTGCTGTTGTTGACGTACAGGTAAACAGCTCAAATGCTGTTCAGCGCCTAAAGGACGTTAATAACGCATCCCGCAACGCCCAATCTGGTATTGACAGCCTTAGCCGCAGTATTGGGGGCCTTGTTCGGGCCTATGCGGCATTCCAAGCCATCAAATTTACGTTTGTCAGCGCCGCTGAGATCGAAACTCAGACCAGAAGTCTGACGGTTTTAACGGGCAGCGTCCAACAGGCCACTCAAATTATTAAAGAGCTGCAGCAACTTGGCGCTGTAACTCCATTCACCAGTGCGGAACTAATCGACGCCGCAAAACGCCTAAATGCCTTTGGGGTTGAAACCAGCAAAGTTGTTGAAGTAACCCGCCGCCTTGCCGATGTCAGTGGAGCCACTGGTGCAGAACTGCAGGGCCTAGTTACGGCGTACGGTCAAGTTCAAGCCAAGGGCAGATTGCAGGGCGAAGAGCTTTTGCAATTTCAAGAGCGTGGAATTGCGTTGCAGAAAGAATTGCAGCGTATGTATGGAATGTCTGGCGAGGAATTTCGTCAGGCTCTAGAAAAAGGTCGTTTTAGCGCCGAGGCTGTTGAAGTAGCAATTCAACGTTTAACCAGCGCGGGTGGTAAGTATGCAAATGGTGCAATCGCGCAGAGCGACACGCTGCAGGGAAGGCTCAGCACATTACAGGATTCATTCCAGCGTTTAGCTGCCAACATTGGCAAG